TTCAANTNGATCAAAATGTTTCGTAAAATCAAACAGGCGTATGCTTATAAACACAGTGAACGTGCATACAAAATCACGCTGAGGATATCTACTGTTGACGAGCTTAAAGCTATACAGGAAAAGTATAAGAACATCTGTGGCACTAGTCTTGTAACTGATGCAGGCTTCACCGTGTTCAATGAGCCAACTACCACTTGTCTGGGACTTGGTCCGATCAGTGAAGAAAATATCGGTGATGATTTGAAATCGTTGAAGACGTTTACTTAATTTTATGTTTACAAAGGTGAAACATGATTTACAAATATACATTGTATGGTAAAATACACAATTCTGATAGAAAAGTGTCATATACATGCACAATTCCTTTGGGTATGTCTAAGGATGAACTAGCAAAACGTATGACTTCATTTTCAAAAGCATATGATTTTCTTAAGATTGATATCTGTGAATTATAAGAATAAACAAATGCCCTTATAGTTCAACGGGATAGAACAAGACACTCCTAAGGTCAAGCTCCCTGTTCGAGTCGGGGTAAGGGCACCAAAATAATTGTTGACATCGTACATTCAATATAGTATAAGAAGATAAATGGCAGTATAGCTCAGTTGGTCAGAGCACTCCCTTCATACGGGATAGGTCGCAAGTTCGAATCTTGCTACTGCTACCAAAAGTTTAATGGCTGTGGAGTCGTCTGGTGACGACACCTGTCTGTCTAACAGGTTCAGGCGAGTTCGATCCTCGTCACAGTCGCCATATTAGAAAGGAAAGCATGAAATTTGCTAACGGAGACCGAGTTCAATGTCACTCAACTACTGACATTGAACTTGATGGAATCAGGGGAACTGTTGTGGGAATTGCACATGATCTGCCAGAAATGACAGTATATATTGTGATGTTAGACTACCGGTACCCTAAAAATCCTAACTGGGATGCAATCATACTTACTGAACACTGTCTAAACAAAGTATAAAAGACATCATTTATGATTTATAGTTGAGTAGTATGAATAGCCAGACGTAACTACGACCACCGTTAAATCACTAAGTGCCCTGGCGGTGGATTGGAGCTTAATGAGAAAATAACTTCGCGGCTGGGACAGGGCTGTGCTACTTAACTATAAGTATTAAAATTCAATCATAGTAAAACATCAAAAAGAGGAAAAAATGGAAGTTACACTACGCAAGGCAAATGCACTACAAATTGCCATCAACGAAGCTCTCAAGGGTCTAGAATTTACCGAGGTAGTCATTCTCAATGAGTTTCAGAATGCTCAAGATGAAATCAAGAATGCCCGCGATAAGTTCATGGCAAACTTGACTCGCCGCAGCAAGCTTCTTTCAGCTTTGTATGAAATTCGCAAGGAAGTTTCCTCCACAAACCACACACATGGAATTGATCATCGTCTTGCATACGTTGCCCGCCTAGAAAAGGAAATCAATTTCTATACACCTTACTCTAAGACTACTCCACAGACAGATATGGCTGTGATCAACGGCAAGCTGGAAAAGATTCGTAATCGTGCAGGAGAGGATTCTCTGTATGGTTACCGCAACAATGAAGTTGCTACCAACATCTTTGATCCGGAAATGATCAACCATTTCCGTGAAATGGTAGCAGTTTCCAAGAAGCAGAAGCAGAAACTACAGGATGAATTGCTTGAACTCAATGTCCGGCTTGAAATCAAACTGTCGGCAGATGCTGTTACTGCTCTTACAGAGGAAAATATTATTTAAAGTTAGGTGGCCTCTTTGCTGTCGGTGCAGGGCCACTTAGAGGGAAGAGAGAAACGAGAGTAGACAGCGGCCAGTCGTTTTCTGGGTTATATGGCGATAGCTTTGAACAGCTATTATACTCGGTGTGAGCCAAGATTAAATGAGAATTTGCACATTGATCCTTGGGAATATGCGAGGCACATGCACGTTGTATATTGTATATTGCTTGATAGATGTCTTTTTTACAAAGCATCGGTGCAGTTTGCTATGTTCTACCACTCACTCTTTTCTCTTTATTCTTATAAAAAGTTCTTGACATAAACCATGTTTCATAATACAAGTTGTTTGTCTTTAACGAAGGAATTGACTAATGATTATCGGTGTTAATTTTTCCACTCTTGTTGAAATTTTTATCGTTGGGTGGGCATCTGGTATCGTGACATTTGGTTATGTTTGGTATCGGTTGCATAAAAATAAAAATAAGTAAAAAAGTTCTTGACATTAGCCTCTTATCTTATTATAAGAGTATATATCAAGATCAGATGAAAGGTTTCTCAAATGGCAACGGAACTAAAAGGCACCAAGTCACTTAACGGAGAAATTTTCATGACTTCGTTCTACGGCGGTAAGGCAAATGGACGTTGTGTTCAGCTTACTCCCGAATATGGAGTCACTGTTTGCGGTGAACGGTATATTCAACTTACCGAAGATCAGGCTCGTGAATTGGCCCGTGCGCTAAATGAGTTTGTGATCGGTGTAAGAGAAGAAGCCGAATAAAAAACTTTTAAAAAATCAAAAAAGTTCTTGACATTGGTATCAAGAATATATATAATGAATTTATCAAGACAGAAACTATCTGTCTTAGCTCTTTGAAAATTGAATAAGAATTGGGGGCATAGCCTCATTATAGGGTAAGACCGAGCAATCGGTCCCAAAGCAAGGTTTCCTATAAACTTGCGCCAGCAATGGTCCATCTATGCAAGCCTAAGCAATCCCGAAAGGGACCGTCAGTAGAATGGCGGTAGGTAGTAAGTTGTGTTTGAGTGTCCGAAAGGATAATCCTCAGAGCCATTCGGTGAGAGGGAAATGGATTGGCGTCCATACTCCAAGCAGCCAAAACAACGAATACTGAATGCTAATAGGTAGTTACTAAGTCTGATCCTGCAAGAGAAGGCAAAGTAGCAATGTCAACGAGGAAGGTCCGAAAGACCGGATTCGTGAATCATGGTTGAGTAGCTCGCAAGGCAAAAGACATGAGGTGTGTTGTATTCTGTATCTAACAAGGTATGGAGCAACTGGAGCAGCACATCTTGGTAGGTTCGCAAATTGCATAATGGTAATGCAACTGTCTCTTAAACAGTCGATTCTAGGTTCAACTCCTAGTTTGTAACACAAAAGCGAAAGACTGCTCCGGTATATGTTTAAAGATGCTTAATGCCACAGTCGTAAGATAATGTGGTCTACGGAAACTCGCAAGGTGGAAGTAGTTGATCGGAAAGATAGCGTAAGGGTTTAGCGACTCTGAACAGCCCGCAAGGTTGGCGAAGGATAGATGGTCGAGTGAACATATATGACGAGTCAAACGCCAGACTCTAAAAAAGGCAGCATTGAGTGTTACTAGATGACCGTAACAGGCTCTAGTGGATAACGGTAGAACGAGGCTCGCAAGGCTATCGGTAATGACCAAAGACACTTGTTTTCAGGAGTAATCTCATCCTGCATTATAAATAGTCTAAATAAAATTAGACTATTTTGATGAACACATTGTTCTGCAACGAGACAGTCAGTGTGTTCGTCTAAATAGTTTACATAGTAATAAATCTAATAAATAATATTAGAATGTTTTGATGAGCATATTTGATTAAAAATAGACTAGATAGCTATGCTGCGGTCCCAAGTATGTTCTTCTAAATAGTTTACATTGCGGGGAGAGTGTTGGTTCTCATATATGTAACTGAATAGAATACATGATGCGGGGTAGAGGAGTGGTTATCTCGGGCGGCTCATAACCGCTGCTACGCAAAGATGCGTTACGCAGGTTCAAATCCTGCCTCCGCGACCAGTTAGAACGATCCTGAGCATGACATTAAAATGCTCTTAAAATTTAATGCGGGTATGGTATAGGGGTTGTGCCTTAGCCTTCCAAGCTAAAGAGACCGGTTCGAACCCGGTTACCCGCTCCATTATAAACAAATCGTTGTACTCATTAATTGAGCGAAAATAGTTGACGAATAAATGTGGGCGTTACAACGATCATACATGGTGAACTGCTGGGAAACCCAATAAATGCCTGACCCCGGCTAGTGCAGGACACATGTGTTTATTAACCAATAAAACCGAAAGGAATCTTAATGAAAAAGCTACTAGTAGTGTTGGCTTTGCTGTTTTCAACTCCTGCATATGCAGATACGGTTCAAGGTTCTATAGGTGGAACAGTTATTGATTCAAACAACACTGTAATTACTGGATCGTTTGATTACGATTCCAAGAAGGAAAATAGTAATTGGCAAAAGTATCTAGATATGGATTATATCTATAATGATACACATGGAATGAGGCTTAAGAATCGGTTTGATGCTTTTGCTAAGCTTGACTACAATCTAGATAGCAAAAATTATCTACAAGGTGAAGCTCGTTATGAATACAACCAACTGGGTATCCATAACACCAAAATAGTGGTTGCGATTGGAAATGGATATAGACTGGTACACAGCAAAAACCTGAAGCTTAGTTTTGAAACTTCTGTTGGTATTGCAAAAGCAACAGATTTCAATGAAATTATTCTGCGTGAAAGTGTGTGGGCGACTTATAAACTGAACGATAGCTCACACCTTGAAGAAAAGTTTTTGATTGAACATGGAAAAAGCCATGATTATATCCGCAATAAAGCATCAATAGTGTTTGACATTTCAAAACATGTTTTTGTTAGTGTAACGAATATCTATACGGATGATTATTCGGTTAGTAAGATTACAACATTTAATTTTGGCGCAAAGTTTTGAGTGATAAATAATAATATAGTTGAAATACCGATACAATTAATGCGGGTATGATGTAGAGGTAGCCTGTCACCTTGCCAAGGTGAATGCACGAGTTCGATTCTCGTTACCCGCTCCATACAGATAGATATACACAAACATGGGTCATCAGCGTATGCTGGTGGCCCTTTTTTGTATCAAAAATTATCTTGACAAAACAAGTATTTGATTGTATAAAGAATCATGAAAAAACAATTATCAACATATGAAGAGCTATCATCACAGTGGGATGATCGTAAAAAAAGAGAATTACTACCAGAAATCATAACTGGACACTCAGTTATACATCATGAAGTTAAGGTGTGTAGCTCATGATTTAAATGTCTTGAATTAACGCTTGACACTCATCATAAGTTGGGATATAAGAAACATAGAAAGGATTTTATTATGGGTAATCGGTTCGTAATTTCAGATACGCACTTTGGTCACACTAACAGTTGGGAAAAGTTCAAGCTGGCTGATGGTAGTCCTTTGCGTCCATTTACCTCGACCGAGGAGATGGATGAGACAATGGTGAAGCGTTGGAATTCGGTCGTTGGACCAAGTGACACGGTCTATCACCTAGGTGACGTTGTTATCAATCGCAAGTCGCTGCATCATGTCAAGCGCCTGAACGGTAAGAAGCGTCTGGTTCGTGGTAATCACGATATCTTCAAGGATCAGGACTATCGCGATGTTGGCTTCGAGTCGCTGTATGGTGTTCGGGTGTTTGTGGATAAGTTCATCCTTAGCCATATTCCACTTTTTGAAAAGTGCGTTTCGGATAGGTTTGTGTGTAATGTCTCAGGTCATCTTCATGCTAACTATATTAATTCTCCACGATATTTAACAGTTTGTGTTGAGCATACTAACTTTACACCGCTGTCTTTTGAAGAAGTTGAGCAAAGAATTTTTGCTAATAAAGAAGCATTTGAACAGACTGGATCAATTATCAACTGTGGTGGTGGTGTGGATATTACTTCTTTTTAGTTTGTCCTCTATGCCATCCATCAGGAATAAGACTATCGGCAGGAATAGTCTTATTCCTGATTCCATCCGTAATGCGAATACAATTCTTGGTTGATGTAGTAAATTTCAAGTTAGTTTTGTTCATTAATCTACCCTCTACTAATTTTAATTCATACACAAGATGAATATCATCTGATGATAAATGGTAGCTTTTATTGCCATCATTAAACCACTTTTTACCTATACGTTGTTTAGACATTTTATCACGAGATGTAATGTTGTGTGACTTGCCAAGGTTAATGAATCTTAGCTTTTCTCTTGTAGAATTAGTTACAGTCTTTCCTTTATGTACAGAACTTCTATTATTTTTTAACTCGTTAGCTTTTTTATCGCCATATATTTCTTCATATGTTTTGCCTTTATTGTATGAGAAACCCACTTCTAGCGGACCACTTTCGTCTTTGATGTTAAACCATTCCAAAGAATCAACAATGCAATTTTTAATTGAGAATTGAATAGCAAATTCGATACAATCACTATCGTCGTCAAAGCCGTATATTTCTATTGTTTTGTGGTTGTGCCATCCGTGCTTATTCATATGACGAGTCCATCTAGTACCTGATCCTTTGTATTTGAAAGGATTTTTTTTGCGGGTGAACCCGAAATATCCAACACCACAGTGTGTGCATTTCTTGACGTAAAGGTACATTATATTTTCTCTTGACATTTTAAACCTCTGCATGTATATAAGGATATATCGTATTTATAAAAAATCATATTCCTCTGCACCCTGACAGTGTTACTGAGCGTTTTCGTGTGAACATCCATGGCCATCTGCATACAAACCGAGTGATGAAGCAGGTAATCGACCGTGATAATCCTATTGGTACCAAGTATGATGGGACTACTATCTACTCGACAAAGGAAGAAATCGACCCAAGGTATATCAGCGCATGTGTTGAGCATACTGACTATGCTCCTCTGTCTTTTGAGGAAGTAGAACAAAGACTGAAAAAACAATGGGACGATCTGGACTATACACCTCCTGATAATTCAGGTTGGGGCAATGGAAGTGGACCTGGCTAAAAAATTGTTGACATGGGTTTTTGACTCTGTTATTGTAATCACATGAAACAAAAGGAACAGAATATGAAAAAGGGTGAACTTCTCGGAAAAGTGCTCGTTCTTGCTACCAATGCACATGCTGGTCAGTTTGACAAGGGAGGCAAGCCGTATATCCTTCATCCGCTCGCGGTTATGAGCCTTCTTGGTTCCGATGATGAAGAATTGCAGTGCATCGCGCTCCTTCATGACGTGATCGAGGACACCAAGACCACGTGGAGGGACCTCCAAGAGATTGGCTGCTCAGATCGTGTCATTCGTGCTGTAGAGGCTCTTACCAAGATGCCAGGTCAGAGTTACGACGAATACAAGGAAATTGTATTCGGGAACGTAGATGCCATGCGTGTCAAGATGGCAGACCTTCGGCACAATACCGACATTCGTCGTCTCAAGGGCGTAAGCCAGAAGGACATTGATCGTCTGGCAAAGTACAATCGGTTTTATCTGGAAATCCAAGCAAAATTGCAGGAGACATAATATGAATGATCCTAAATTTCGTGAAGGATGGGAAGCACATCAGCAAATGCTTCGCGAAAAGCGACTTCTGGAACTGTCATACACACCACTTGGCATTGCATTGTTTATTTTTGGCGGTCTCTTGAGTTGTTCTATGATTGCTGTTACGGTTGCTATGGGATTTCAGATTGGGTTTAATCATCTGAATATGTCATATGTCTATAAAGTAACATTAGTTGGCTTTCTGATAGCTTATATTGGATTTTGGTTACATAAGCGAGCATCTAAGCGATATGACGAAAAACTAAAGACATTTGCTGATAAGTGGAATTGTATAATTGAAAGACAATAAAGGAATAAAATAATATGTATTATGGAGTATACGAGAATAATACAACTCTTGAAAAGTCATTGGTTGCCGCAACTAGTGCATTAGAAAGTGGTATAACATTAGAGCAGCTTTTGAAACGTAATCCAACGTATCGCGGTTGGTATGAGAGATACAAGGCTGCAGAAATTAAGAATGCTGCACAAAAGGGAAAGGAAGCTGAAAGAAAGCGCAAAGAAGCTGCCCGCAGGGCGGCAAAAGCTGCAGCTAAAGCAGAAGTCATGGCAAGACTTTCGCCAGAAGAGCTTGAATTGTTCGGTTTAAACAAAAAAAGAAAGTAAAAATAATAATGGAAGAACTTGATTGTGAGGGTGTAAAAATTTCTGATGAAGTTTACGAAGAAATTCTTCGCAATACAGATAGAAAAAACTTCATTAATTTTAATGAGCGAATTTCCCGTAAGGCAATGGTCCAGCTAGTTAAGTCTGGTCATGCCACTTTTCTTTTCATTAAAGATGATGAATGTAGGGAATGGTGGTCTAAATTGGTAACAAACGCTTCTGAAACTGTTGCCATCCGTAAAAAGAATCAGGAAATTTATGAAGCCAAGATGAAAGTTTGGGAACGGCTTACACCATCTGAACGTACTATCCTTGGTATCCGTAAGCCTGTACTACCAAAAGCATAATTATGCAAGTAATTCCAGAACATAAAGATATACTAGAACGCCCACTTAATGTGGGCGACTATGTAGCATTTCCAGAATCAAACATTTTAAAAATTGGTATTATTCAAAAACTTAATCCTAAAATGCTTACGATCAAAGGAATCATTTCTTCATGGAACAGTGAGAAGTATCCAAAAGATTGTGCAAAGCTGGATGGTCCTGAATTAACAATGTTTATTCTTAAAAGGTAAAAAATGAACAATTCTCGCGTAATTGTATTGGAACTTGATCCCTTTTCCGGAGAAGTGATACTGCCACTTCCAGATGATATTTTAGAAACCCTTGGGTGTGTTGAAGGAGATACTGTGAATTTTATTGATAACGAAGATGGGTCGTTTACCATTTCAAAGGCGACTTCAGATATTACAATTCCCGATAAGTCTTGGAATGCACAGGACAAGATTATCTTTAAGAATTGGCTCCGAAACCTATTGTTCACTCAACAGGTTACCGTTTATTTTACCAAGAAGGATGGAACTGAGCGTAAGATGATTTGCACTCTTAATCCAGACGTTCTTCCTAAACGAGAAGTAAACGAAAACAAAAAAGAACGAATAGTATCAGAAAACATTGTTGCTGTATATGATGTGGAAGCAGAAGGGTGGCGTAGCTTTAATATTGATTCGGTGAACCGTGTAGAATACGGGACGAACTGAGGCATATAGAAGCAGTTTTTAAAATATAACCTTGACTTAAATACTATTGTCATGTAAAATCTGACGTAGAACACAGTCGGTGTTCTGTTCAACTGAAATCATTTCAGTTAGTTGCCGTTCAATAATTTAGAATAGAAATATAAGCCGTATCGGTGATACGGCTTTTTCTTTTTCGGTTATTGACGGAAGTGCTACTTTAGCAGATTGCTTGTCGTATAGTCAATGTCATTGACTATACAATAATGACAGGAGAATCGTAAAGCGGCCCAAGTAAGGAAATATAATGTACCGTTCTCACATAAAATTGATGAACAAAAATTGGAATATATTCATTGCCATATCTTCCATTCTTCTATTCTGGCAATATACTATGATACAGAACGTAATAAAACAATACAATATACATTCTGTATCGATGTCACAAAAGTCACAGCCAACAAATCATATTCTTTTGGCTCAAAACCCAGAACAAAAAATACAAAAAGCATACAAATCTGCAAAGTTTCTGGCAGTAATAGACACCAACAAAAGGGTAAAATATAATAATAAGGACCTTTTTTGTCTAGCAAAGAACATTTTCCATGAAGCTGGTAATCAGTCTGATAAAGGCAAATTTGCTGTTGCTCAGGTAACAATGAATCGTACTACTGATCCCAATTTTTCTGGTACTGTATGTGAGGTAGTTTATGCTGCCAATCAGTTTTCTTGGACAAGAAGCAGTCGTCTTAAGTCTTCGCATCCATCTGGAAAAGAATGGGATGATAGCATGAGAATAGCTGCTGAAGTACTTGGTGACGGAAAAAGAGTCAAGGGAATGGAAAATGTGTTATACTACCATGCAGATTATGTACATCCCCATTGGAAGCATGTGACTCGCTTAGCGCAAATCGGTGCACATATATTCTATAATAAAGCATAAAAAAGATGGGACTTAAGTCCCATCTTTTTACTTTTTCCATTGACATATGCGTATTCTATGTCTATATATAGCTTGTAATTAATTAATTGGAGATTTCAAATGTGCGAATTGGCTAACCAGTTTTGCGATTTTGCCAACAGTCTTGATCATGGGTATCTTAAGCAGTGGAAGGCTCAAAGCATGATTTCCACCCTTCATCAGATTCCTACCATTGGGCAAGATAACACTCGTCTTCTTACCTATCTTTCCAATTGTCTTGGTATTGAAGGATTTGGTGATTACGAGATTGAAAAGATTCAACGTTGGATTATTGACAACGTTCTTTAAGGGATATTATAATGTCTATTTTTAAAAATTTCCGCGATTATGTGGAAACTATTGATAACGTGTATCTCCATCCAATTCCTTGTTATTTTATCATTCGCAATCTGCAAAAATATCCTGAGATTTGCGAGAATGAAATTCTTCTTCGTAAGTATCTTTCTAATTGTCTACGAATGGATGGGTTTGGGTTTAAAGATATTGATATTGAAAATATCAAAAATTGGATTACACAAAATGTATATCCTACTCTATATTCTACAAATGGACAAGAATATTGTTGACAACCTTTTTGTGATGGATTAAGCCTATCACATAGGCAATGGAGGTTATTATGCGTGTTGGAATTTTGATTTTTGGATTGGTTCTTGCTATTATTACTGGGATTATCCAAGAAAACGTATGGAATGAATGTCGTGCAGATGGGCACAGCCTTTTCTATTGTATGGCACTCACTTCTCGTTAATTTTCAAGGATAATCACAATGCTTTTTGGAATTTATCAAACCATTCTTGTTAATTTTGGCCGTGAGGTTTATACCGGCACAGATAGGAACAGTGCAATTGAAATTGCCAAACGTTCTGGTTTTGAGTGTAGTGTTCTGTTTGATGGCGAACTGATTGCTACGTATAGTCCAATTAGTGGGTTGAGGGAGTATACATGATGTCTGAATGGAGTCATCTTCCAAACGCAAAACATATTGATAATGTGATTATGTCATTTAAGAATAACCCCGATCAATGGGCTATGGCTTGGGATATAACTTATGATGCGGCGAGGATGGCGGCTTGTGATGCGGCTTGGCATGCGGCTCGGAATGCGGCTCGGAATGC